CGTATAAAGATTTCCTTCACTTTTTTTGCTTTATACAAAAATCCTTATATTTGGTAAACAATCCTTGAAACATGGCCATAAAAGAATCGAAAGATGTTAATACGAGAGTAGTCAGGGCTTTAGTTCCTAATTCAATGGAGCAAGAGTTCACAGAAATAGCCGAGCGCAGAAAAGTATCTAAGAGTAGCGTTATCAGAAAAGCCATTTGCGAGTTCAATAAAAAGTGGCGACTGTGATCTATTTTGAGATAACCCCAAACTTTTCGCAACCTTATTTTGTGACGTTCGTAAAAGGTAAGTAACAAGACATGCCGCTATGGAAGATTTAAAATTTAAGACTCTAAGCCTATCGCACTCAAAGGCGATTCAAAAAAGACTATTCAAACTAGGATGTCGGTGGGCTGGGTCTTTAGACCAAGAAATTGGTGACGCTGAAGGATTGAATATCTATGTTTATGAAAATAGAATGTATCACAACTTTTCAAAAGATCACTTTATTGACTACTCAGGTAAGTCGGCCACGCTTGATGATCTGTATAATGAATCCGTTATTAATCCAAAAAATGAAGATGCAACTAAAACTAAGATTGATTCGTTAACGGTCGAAGTTGAACGGCTTTCAAAGCTTGTGCATAAAATAGAAACAGACTTAGCTAAATAAATATGAAAATAATCAAATCGCTTTTTAAGGCAAAAGAAGAAACTTTATTTGATAAGAAAGGCAATGTTAAATTAACAGAAGATTCTGCTTATTTAATGGATTGTATTTTAACGATATACGCTTCTGGAATAGAAGTAAAAACATTGCATAGGCTTAATTTAGAGCTATACAGGTGTGGTGTATACATAAGTTACCCTGACCTTAAAAAGGTTATTACTTACCTATGTAACGAAGGACTATTATCTAAGCTAACCGATGATCTTGTAACTCTAAAATAATGAGCAACCGAATAGGCCAAAACAAGTTATACGCCAACGGTATGAAGTCCACACCGTACTACCTTCGTCAGGGTTTTGTATTTGATTACGATAAGAAGCCGACTGAAAAGGTATTGATTAAAAATGGCGAAACGGTTAAAGTATAAACGATTAAACATTGAACAAAGGCTACCGATTAGAGTAGCCTTTGTTATTGCAGCCTACTCTCTACCCTCACCTTATTTCTGCTATTCGCCTTAGCTTGAATGTCAATGACCGATACAACGGGTGAAGGCATATTCTCAATAGCCGAAATGATAGCATTAATATCAAAGCCAGCATTAGCCCCGCTTGCAGACCTTCCAACAAATCCACCGTCCGCATATCCTTTCAGCCTTGAAGATTCTAACGAGCCAATCAGGCCCGAAAACTTAGGGCTTTGGACCTGCCATTTAGGAACTACATATTCATTTTCGTGAACTATGCCCGCTTGTCTGAATCCAGTTTCGTCTGAGTAGCCGTATCCGTTTCCAGTATGCCCACCGTCCGCAAACGATCTTCGGCCTGTCTGTCTTCCTCCAGTAGAAGGGACTCTTGAAGTTCCTGTTTGAGCTTGTGCTGGCGGCACATTTGTAGAAGCGATCTTAGCTATTTGAACCGCGCCCGATATACCCGTTAATACTGCAAGTGGTATATTTGGCAAAGCTTGAGACACGGCTGTAGCTGTATTTATAAAGGCTTGAATACCCGCAAATATTTTACCCGCTGCGGTTTCCCTTCCGAGTGATTCGATAGCAAAGTTAACAGCAAAGTTTGCAAGGTCTACTTTACCCTGTGCAACCGCGCTATTTTGAGCATCCAAAGCATCGGATGCCATTTGATTCGCTTTTAATTGCGCATCTAAACTAGAGGCTCTAATGCCTTGAATTTCATCTTCAGCGGATTGAATGATTGCGACTCGTTCGGCTTCGCTGATTGTCAAATCATTGTTAGCGTCATCGATTGCCAGTTGAGCATTAATCATTCTGATAGCTATTGCGCCCGCTTCGATCTCTGTTAAGCTGTCTTCATATTCTTGCTTAGATATTAATCCGTTCGCGTATCGTTCCTTTAGGTCGTTAATTTCGCGATCAGCAGTCACTAGCATTCTTTGCTCTTTAGCTTCTTCGAACTCGATATCCATTTCTTCAAATGAAATGAGCGCGTCTAGTTGGTCATCTCTTCTTTTTTCAAATGCCTCTTTAGCTATGGCCGTTCTTTTGTCGGTTTCTTGTTGAATGATTTGTGTTTGTTCACGGATCAAGCTGTTTTCATTTGTTAGCTGTTCGCTACGTTGTGAGTTTACACGCTCTTGTATTTCAAGTATTTTAAGTTCCGCTTCTGCTTTTTTGTCTAGGTTCGCTGTGCTATCTCCTTCGGCTTTGATTCTTAATTCTGAAATTTCTAAAGCCCTTTGAGCCAATAACAATTCCGATTCAGCTTGATCTTTTAATAAAGCCCCTAAATCTTTGTTAGCCTTAATACGATCAGGCATTGACTTAGATTCATCGTCTCTTAGCTGACGAAGCTTTTCGGCTTGAGTTTGAAATTCTAATTGAAGTTTTCCTTGTTGCCTTCTAATACCATTTAGTTCTGCTTCGGCTTTAGCTAGTTGAGCCGTGGCGATAGACGTTTCCTTAATCTTCTCTGTTAACACACCTAACGCAACCGATGCTTTATCAAATCCAAAAAATGACAATGCGTTCTGAACTTGCTTTGAAACTTTTTCAACAACAGCCCCTAATATTTCAAACCCTTTTGCAACGCCCTCAACTAAGAATGTTGCAACGGGTTCAAGCGCACTAAGTACGCCTCCTAATATTCCTTTGAATACATTCATGACAGAAGCCAATGCAGCACTACCTTCTTCGCTTCTGTTTAGTGAAGCGGTGAATAATTTAAATAACCCTACGACCGAACCGATGACCAAAGCAACCGCGCCAATCGCAGCCCCTAATGGAGTAGCCAAGAATTTTAACGAAGCAACCGTTGCGGCTCTCAATCCGCTAACCATTCCAACTAACCCCTGACCAAATGAACCCGTTGCCCCGACCGCTTCTTTTATTGAATCGGTATAGTTTCCAACATTTCGTCTAGTGTCGCCTGTGGCTTTTTCTTCTTTCTTTAATATTTCTGTTAACTCTAACTTTCGCTTTCCTAGCTTTTTAGATTCTTCTGAGTTTGCACCTTCTGCATCCGTAACCTTTGCCCATTGCTGAGACACTAACGACAGTTCTGCTCTTAGCTTTTCAATGGTTCCAGAACTTTGGCTTTGTATTTTGTTGTTTGCTATAACGACTCTTTCATTTTCTCTTAGGCTTTTACTATTTTCTTTTATCGTAATGTTGTTTTTGGTGATTGCCACGGAGTTATCTCCCTCAGCTTTGGATAGTTCTTTATTCGCTAGTCTTAATTTATCGATCTCTCTACGCGCTTCGGCTGCTGCTGAAATTGCTTCCTCAACTTGTTTTTGGTCTATCCCGATGCTTAATAAAATATTCTCTTCCATTGCTATAGTCTTATGAGCGTTACTAAGGTGCTTTCGCTTGCTGTTAAATTAAACTCGCTTACGTTGTTGATGTAAAAGTAATCATTAAAGTAGTCTATCCATATTGGTATCGTGCTGTCAAAGTTCTCAATATCAACTGTGGTTAGTCTTATAAAGCATTCAACTACTTTTGTTTTTTTCGTTGCGTCATTGAGTAAACTAAATCTTTGGTTTAGCACGTTTTGAAAAAGTATATTATTATTGGCCACTTCGTAATTAGCCGCAATAGTAGTGCCTCCAGTAATCTGTAATAGACTAGTAGTAGATCTGTTAAGTTTGACTATCCTAGTTTTAAACCCTTCAATCTTAGCATCTGGGTCTAAGTTGTAATTCGTGCCGTCAAATATGTATTTGTTGCCCGTGAAGATTTTAGCCATACTACGCGTGTCATTTAATAACGTCAAGTCAATAGCGCACAAAGAGAACGGTGCGGTGTATACTTCGCTTTCCAAGTCTATTGTAGTGTCAGCTATTGAAAATGTTCCGCGTCCGTAATTGGTTAAAGCCGATAAGAACGGATCGCTTTCGTCATTCGAATATTGGAAGTAGTTACTTTGAGCGTAGTTGCCTAGCTTAAATGAAACCTTTGGTTTTGTGCTTAGGTCTAGTTTTTCAGACCAGTCCAACGCGTTCGGCTTGTTATTAACTACGTCATTAACACGAACGAGTTCTATTGTCTTGTTGTATTCATCAACCTTTGGAAACACGCCCATAACATTGCACGTGTAAAGAAATGCGTTACCTACGTTAATATCTTCAAATGAATCTAAGACATTAACAGTCGAGGGTATAATGGCATTATCGATTTGCTCAATGTTCATGCTAAAATCTGAAAAACTAAACGACCCTAGATTATCCGTCACCGCTGCGGGCTTGGTTTCAAGTGGACTAAATTCAATTTCGCTTTCGATCTTCCATACCATCACAAAGTTAGTGGCCGTCCCCGCTATCGATGCCAGAAATCCAGCGTTCAAAACCTCGATGTTAATAGGTATTGTTGGCGAATATATTTCTTGAGTTAGGTTAGTCGTTCCGTTTTGGTCTATGTAAGTCGCTGTGTAATATTCATATTCAAAGCTAAATGCGATACCATCAACGGCTCCCGTAGTCTTGTTGTATACATCCATTTGTATACGCATTATCGCAGATGTAACGAATAGATTTCGATAGAAAGACTGTGGGCTATTTGTTGTAAACTGACCGTTTAGATTAAACTCAAACGTAGTCAGTGCTGAATATGTAGACGGAAAGTTATAACCGAAAGTTATATACCCAAGCCCCGTTATTGTCGTGTCTCGATAAAGCCCGTCCGCGTCTGTAATTACGCTTGGAAAGTTTATCGGTGCTTTAACAATCGAGTTATCAATGTAAACGGATTCCTTAACAGATAGCAATCCGAAAGGCAAAACACCGTTTATAAATTCATAATCAACAATGTAGTCGTTATTTGTACCTACCACATTCTTAGCGGGTATCGCTAAAGTACTGTACACGTCATCCGTCCATAAGTCGCCAATAGTCCTATACCCGATCAGCTCAATAGCCGAATCGATAATGAACTTTAGATAAAGCGATGGCAGAAAAAAGTCGTATCGATAAGTCGATGTGTCGGCCTTGTCAAAGAATCCGTAATCAATGTTAGGATATACTATTCCTGTTGACTTGTCACGCAACGCCTCGACTCCCGCAATGCTGTAGTCATGTGTTAACGGTGTTAGGTAGTCCGCTAAGCTAGTTAAGCTAACCGATTTGATTAGCTGAAAGAAATTACCGTCCCCGCTTTTAATGCTTAGTTGATAGTTGTTACCGTCAAAGCCCTCTAACGTGGCTACACCGTGGACCACTTCAGACCCGTCCACGTCAATGATTGCAGTCAGTGACTTGTAAGGTTCGTCATTTGTTGAGTTGATTAATTCAGAGACGTTTAATATGTCTCTATTCTTTTGATTGTTGGCTGGGACGTTAAAGATGTTCGAAAAACTAGCCGAACGGATTCCTAAAGTCAAAAGGTCATACCCTATTACTGAGTATACTATTGGTTCGTTTCCACTTAGGTGGATGCGTTCGCCTTCGATCTTTATGTTCGTGTTCATTTATCTTTTCCGTATTCGTTCTCGATTGTGATATGCGCTTGGTCATCCCAAGCTAAAGCCCTATTTAAAACGATAGCCCTCCCACTTGCGTTCAATTCGTTCATAGACTTAGCAAATTCTGTTAAAGTGTTCTTTGTTTCGTTTAGAACTGTGACTAAGTTGTTAGTTTCTTTGCTCATGTCGATTATCCTTTAGTACAATGTTCTGATAAGTCTTTGTCAAAAGATTCCATAAAATCTGCTTTGATTAGTTCCAAGTCGCTGTTAACAACGTATTGTCCGTTAACGTCATAGAGCCAAATACCTTTGTTGAATAGTATTTCAAAGTTGTTTTTTTTAATAAACTTGTTTGTCTGTTTTTGAGATAAGTTTCTTAAAACGTGTTTTTTTCTATCCTCGTCAAACCCGATATACATCTTAACATTTAAGTCGCAAACCCATAAGGCTTCCCCTAATATGTCACATTTAATTGCAACGATATACTCATTATCTTCGTTTCGATAGTATTTTGTTTCGCAAATGATAGCATCGTTTTGATCTATTGAATCCATGTGGACATACCTAGTCTCTGAAGTAAGCCCTTTAAATGCTAAGTAAGAAAGTATGTCTTCCATATTTTCTGTTGGTTCACATATTTGCTTAGTACGTTCTATGTATGCTTCTTTTTGTTCTTTGCTCATGTCGTTTATTGCGTTTGAATTTCTACTTGTTCGGCTAACCTAAAACTAAATGCTATTTTATTCTGAGCTTGATTGAATCGGTTTCCGTAAGTTTTAAAACTATTAACGTCTAAAATGATAGGTATATCCCATGCTAAGGTCGCAGTATTATAAAGAAAACATTGCACGCTTGATATGAGAGCCTGTAGTAAATCGAGCTCAATTTTACTAAGGCTATTACTGGCAACTTCATAACCATCGTACACATCATCTATTTGGCTTTTTCGTAAAACTTTGTCCGCTGTTAAATACGTGCTTTGTCTTCCATGGTTGCGACCTTTGATATATTTACATTCTAAAGCGTAGCTATTAAAGCCCCCCTCTCTATTGTTTATCCACGCAAAGTTAAGCGCATCCGCTACGCATATCTTACGAATCTGCGAAGCTGGGTAAATACATACAGTCAAAGCTACTTCGGCAGCCGCATCGTTCAATACTTCAATATCGTAACATCCAACATATTGATTAATCCCGCTTGTCAAATAGTCTTCTTTGTTATAATCATCAGACAAGTAGTCCCCGCTTACACCGACTATATTCGTGTCAATCTGTAATGTCAATATATTAGTAACAGTGCTGACTATCGTAATAAATGGCAATGTACTAGGGTTCAATGTAACCGTCCCCCAGTTCCCAGCTGCCCTAATCAATACGACCGTTAACTTTTGGCCGCTAATTAATGAGGCCGAAACGGTATCGGAGGAACTCGATATGCTATCAACTCCAGTGATCACATTCTCTACAACCGTTTCAGAATCTTCAATCAGACTAAACAGCGTTGGTATATTACCGCCACTGCCTGCGTTGATGAAGGTGATAGGTAAGTCACCTAGTGGCGTGTTGCTTCCTACTAGTTGCTGGTCGATTGTGACGGTTGAATAGAATGAGTATTTCATATCTTGTATTTACTTCTTTAAAAGCTTATCCCCTGTAAGCCCGCCTTCTATAAATGACTTATGCCCGTAAGTTTTGTCTATCTCTTTATTGCTGACCTCGGAACAACATCCATCTACATGTACTGCTTGTACTTGCTTTAGGAATGTATCAACAAATTCGCTACTATCACGTTCATCGTGAGCAATGTTAGTTCCACTTTCTTGAACGTATTCTCTTAATCCGTCCATAAATTCTATTAAAGTATTTCTCATAATTCAGTTTTATTTTTTTGTTTAAAAACTTGAAGCCGATTCTACTGTAACGGTATAAGAGCGGCTTGGTAGTATGGTAAAGGTATAAAGAATTTCACCAACAACCGTTGGCGCGTAATCCGTAATGACTTTTACCTCTTGGTAAATCGTAGCCGTTAGATCATCCGTGACAGTCAATCTAATGGCGTTGTCTTTAGTTGAATCTAAGTCAGCACTTAGAGAGAACGCATAGGCCTGTATCGAATCTCCACTTGTTCCCGCAAATGTTCCAGTACCCGAACTAAATTCAAGAACCGCATCCGTCCCGTTCTTCTTGATTCTAATATTCCCATCAACAGAATGAGGTGCGCTTTGTTCGGCTAATGCCCACGAGGTCGTACTAGCTGTTGGCACGCTGTCCCCTACTCGAAACAGTTCCCACGCAAGGCTAAGGCTGTAGTCCTTTCCCACCGTTGGCGAATCAATCCTAAAGTAGCTACGCAGGTATTTTGCTAGATCAACGTCAAAGCGTAATGTAGTTGGATTAATGCTAACCGATATGTCTGCTATCTTTTTATAAGGCTTTACGCCCGAACCCGCGCCCGTTTTGTAACCGCCAAATAATTCAAAGCTTTGTTTCTTATCGGGATTAAAACGATTTGAAAGGCTGTCTAAGCCGTTGAACGGTGTGTCCAATGTAATGCCCAGCGTGCTAGTAGCCACTAGCTGAGTCACCTTGTAGCTGCCACGGTATGAGCCGTTTAATATCTGCACATAGCTACCGACTGTGACCTCGTTTGCAAACGAATCATCAACGGTAATGCCTAGCTTACCGCTTGAATCGTATACGGTGCATAGCGGTAACGCCCACGCATAGCTGATGGTTATCGGTTCGAACACGCTAGTGATAGCGGGCGCGTCATTGGTTACGTTAAGTGATGCCATGTTCTATTTATCTTTTCCTGACTTTAGCCTTATGCGGTGTTTGTTCTTTTTCATATTGTTGTTTGTTTGTTCAATTTACGTAAACCATGGCTAAATGTTACAATGATCGATGCTTAAAACATTCCTGTGTATCTAACTGCAATGTATTTGCAATGAAAGAAACGTCCTTATCAAACTTTAGGCATTTACCATAATGCAAAGAACACCCACCTTCGTCAAATACAAAGTTCATTTTATGAACGTCTTTAAATATTAGTCTAGCTTTATCGTTTTCTCCTTTCCTTAACCTATCCTCACCGCTTTCAATTAGCTTTAATCGTTTAATGTCAAAGTACTTTTTTTGCATCTGATAATGAAAGTCTACATGCCTTTGTCTTTGACTAAGACTGCGCTCTAAATGACCGCAATCGCTGCAATTGCAATCTATTTTCTGAAGTTCAATTATGCTTGCTTTATCCATATTTACACTTACGTAATCTTTTACTTTTTGTTACGCTACCTTTAGAAATTCATTTGTGACCGATGTCACCACCGCTTGAAATAGCTTGTCTGTTAGATTAGCTTTGATGTATGCAGCGTTTGTATAGTCGGTAATTACTCCAGACTTACCACCGTTACGATATAGCAACGAGCCTTCTTTGCCTATCTTACGCGCTATCAAATACGCTAGTGACTTCTTGGTAATTCCTTGCAACGGTACTGGCTTGCTATCTAGCCACTCTTCAATGACGCTTGATGGTGGTGCTTTACCCGCCTTGCGTCCTGTTTCCAATACAGTAAAGAACTTTTCGCTAGAGAATATCTTTAGTGTTTTACCATCATACGAATACCCTAGACTATCGGCCATCTTGCCGCTTGCGTTCATAGACCCGTAACTAGTCACTTGCTTATTCTTAATATTGTCTTGAATGCCCTTGATGACACCCTCGGCAAATGCTTTCACTATGATTTCAGTTGATAGCATTTAGCAAGGCTTTTGTACGTTGATTGTAAATGAGACTATGCAACCGCTTACCGTTCCCGTGTATATCTGCTTTTGCCCTTCAAACGATACATCACTAATAACATAGTTAACAGGGCTTGGTGTGTCGTTTAGCTCCGTGATAAACGCTTCGGCTAAAGTGCTCATTTCGTTAACTATCGCCTCGTGCCTTACCGCTGTATCTGTTGGGTCTGCTGATCTAGTGAATAGCATATTGAGCGACCCGCTGTTATAGTTGCTAGATTCACCCGTTCGTAGAACATAGGTAAACGGTAACAAGCTTATCAACGGCTTTGCGGTCGTGGCTTGTTCGCTCTCGTTCGGGTAATTGATTGTCTGGAAAATGTCGTCTCCATAAATGAACTGGCCAAGAGTATTAACCGCCTCGGCCTTGGTTCTGATTAGATTTACTATCGTGCTATGTATGCTCATTTCCGCTTAGTTTCTTTATTTCACTTAATCTCTCTTGATACATCGCAACCGCTTTGGAATACAGTAAATGGAAGTAAACCGTTTCCGCGTCTTTATCTTCGATATCAGCATACTTGGTAAGGTCGCCACTTGCTAATGAATACCGTACCGCACCGACTCCAAAGGATTCAAGGTCTTTAACACCCGCATCAATTTCTTGTTCCGAATATCCTTTGTTATCGTTCAAGTCTTTGTACCGTTCCAAAAATACGGATAAGCTGTTTAATATGTTAATACTCTGGCCATATATTAAACCGATAGGCCAGCTTAACGCTTTGTCACCGAAATAGATAACGCACAACTCCACGCAGTAACTCCACTTATTACGCGACTGCAAAGCCATCTTAGCGAGTTCTACTTTAGCAAACGATTTGCCAGCTACGTTTATATCCTTCTTGACCTTAGCACCTTTCGGTTCATCTTCCATAAATTCAAGAATAGACATGAACGCCAATACCTGGTCGCTATTCAATGCTTTCACCTCTTGGTCTGTTAGGTTACTAAAATGCTTTATTTGATCACGTGGCGCGTCTGGGAACGTATGCAGCTTAGCGACCGATACGTCTTCCCACAAGCTTAGTATTTGTCTGGACTCGCCTTGAACCTTGAAGTTTACCATGTGTTGAGTTTTTAGTTTGTCCTCGCAATTTAAACATTTCGTTTACAAAATAGATCAAAGCATCCATCGCGTGATCGTTTCCGTCCTCTGGCTTATTTGTCTTTTCACCACTTCGATCCTTAGCCCAAAGGTAATCTTCCAACTCATTGATAATGTCCTTTGAATCATATGTGACGTACCAAGTATTAAATGTCTGCAAGGACTGAATAGCGTAGTTCTTATGGTCGTTGCCTTTGTAGCACTTGGTAATAGTGAACCCCGCTCTATGTACATCTTCAATAGACTTTGGATCTGCCGAATCCGCTACTATCTGCTTTTGCTTGTCAACCCCAATACTATTCATGATATTGATCAACTCGCTATTGACTAGACCCGTTTTATAAATTAGCTGCTTTACGATTATCGTACCATTCCATTTATAGACAGCTACCAATGAACATGGGTCATTAGCAAAACCAAAGTCGAGCCCGTACCCTTGAAGACTTGCGTCTGCTGGTATTGAATGTATCTCGCTGTAATTTTCAAAGATAACACCGTCTAACGATCCGATCAGTCCTAAGCCATAGACGCGCCATTTGTTCGCCCAATATTTGTTCTTAATATTGTCGTCTCTAAATAGTTCTGGGAATGGTAATTCTGGATTGAAGAACCCTTTGGTCTTATAGTCTAGTATTGCGTTTCTCTCGCTTATCGGAAGGTACTCGTTATCTTCGAATGTTAAGGTGATGAAGTTGTTTTGATTTATGTAGTCATTACCCCAGAACCTTCGATCTGGATTATAGTCAATGATTGTCAAACCAGCCCGTGAAATGAATTGAACGGCCGTGTCAACTTCTAGCTTATCAGCTTCGTTAATGTATAGCAAGTCGCGCCTAAATCCCTTACCCACGTCATTAACGTCAGCCCCTAAGAAATCAATATAAGAACCGTTAGTATATTCTTGCTTGCTTTCAGATCGGTTGAAGTCGCTTTCATTGCGCATGACATTCCAGTCCTTAGCTATTTTCTTGTAGTCTCTTACAACCGTCTTCTTCATTTTGGACAGTTCCGAACTCAATACGGTAGCTTCTTTTTCGCTGCCTAGTAAAGATTGAATAATGAGTTCAATAATGCTTATAGTTTTCCCCGCACCTTGTCCGCCACAAATAACAAAGACCGTTTCCTTTGGATTAGAAACGATCAAGTCAAGGATTTTATAATATGCCTTTGAGTATTTGTATTTATTTTCGGCTACCAATGTCGGGAAGGTTTGGAATATTTAACCCCCCTTTGATCTCCGTCTCTTGCTTGTCAACTAAGCTATTAAGACGCTGGGTTATTGATGAATTATAGACGTTGAGAAGTCCACCAGTTATTTGATCGTGCCGTATTTCTTCTCGTATTGCGCGACAGATAGGCATAAAGTTCTCGTATAGTCCGTCCTGATTCTTAAAATACTGATGAACCGTCCCGTAGTTTTTATAGCAATAACCATAAAACCCCTCAAGCACAAGTGGTAACTTAGGGTAATCGATACGCTCTTGTCCATCCCTTCCAACATATTGAACCTTCGGCCATCGTTTTGATTCTTCGGTCAACGTGCCTTTGTATTTCTCCCAAACCGTTAGTAATTCGTCAGGCATTTTAAATATTCTCGATGGATGTATATTACCGTTTTTAGACATGCTAGTAAATGCTTGGTTCAATAGTGGTGAATGGTTCTGAGTGAACACCATCTTTTGTGAGCCATAACCGATCTGCATTTTTTGCATACGATAGATGGCAAGACACTTCTTCAGCCCCGTACTCGTACACTGTTTTGTAACCAAAGTACTTGCGTATCCTTTCGGATTGCGCTTGGTAATCGCCTTTCATTTCTTGCGTAAAGAAGCCCGCGTCTTTTAGTTCACGAAAAGGAAAGTGTTCCTTCATAAATCTTTGTAAAACTTTATCTTCATTCATAATCAAATTTACAAAAGAATAGCCATAAAAAAAACCACCCTATTTAAAGGGGGGCTTCATTTAAACAAATGAATAATGGGATTGTTAACTATGAGATTATTAATTCAGAATTCACGATTTTCATTGTTTTGTTTTTCATTGTCCTGTACCCAGCAAGAACATAATACTCATAGCCTTGGTATTCTCTTTTAACAACATCCTCAGCCTTCAAAAAAGGTATCATTAAATCACATCCATAAGGGTTGTCATCTTGTCTCTCTTGCTCCCAATCATTCAAAGGCTCAAACGTGAATGATATGCAAACATTACTATCACTTAGCCTAAAGTTGCTACATGTAGTAAATTCACGACCTGACAAAAATTGATCATTGAACGCTTGATATTTGGCTATGTTATCATTCTTTAAATCTGCTGCCTCGCTGTCAATCCTGTCTTTCTCTACCCTTTGAGCCTCCTCAATCTCTATTTGCTCAGGGCTTTTCTTGTAGCTTTCCCAACTTCTATTTTTGCCCCTTAATGAATCATCAGGAGTAAGATTTTCACAACCAAACCCTTTCGCCTTATCTTGAGCTAAATCTAGCTGCATTGATAAATTTTGCATGTAAGTGTAGTTAGTACTGACTCCTGAAATATAGCTTCGCCCATTTATGGTTGCGTAACTGTTTGAATTTTCAACATCCCATAACGTGTAATATTGCTCTGTAAAACCGATCTGTAACATAGTCTTGTTGTTTTGTATATTTAAATATACGCAAACACCTGACATTGGTTGCGTTGATTTATACGAGTGGTAGTATTATTATACATGCGGTAAAAAACCACCCTAGATAGCGTCTTTCCGCTTTGCTTTGGGTGGCTTCGTTACAACTCCGTGACGCTGATAAATGGGATGCGTGGCGGAGAGTATTTTCATGACCCGTTAGCTGATCTGACGGGAAGCCAAGCGGGTACGGTTATTCAAATATATTCAATCTTCTTTAAAGTAGGCTAGATATAATCTGTTAATGTTGTCCCAATACTCATACCCTTGAGGTGAACTATTCCAATGAAAACACACTAACATCCCCCCCTTGTCCGTATTCATATAGGGAACATCACTGCACTCCTTTAAATAATCGTGCGCTAGATACGGGTACTGATCTTTCACCGACTCGAAGAAGCCCCAAAGGCTTTTCTTTTCTCGGATTGGTTCTGCCCATTTTTTATTGTAAATGATTATGCCAAGCCCATTGCCATTTTTCATCCACACTATATCATCAGATGTATCTAAAGCCTCTATGTCTCGAAAATTCGTATACATAGTTTGACTTTCGCGATTGGTTAGGCACGAAATCACATCCCCCCTCTTATACCGCTTTTCAATTTCGGCTATCGCTTCTTTTAAATTCATAATATCGTTACGTTTAGTTTTTGATAAAGTCCTTCTTTGTAATCAGTCACTCTGTAATTGATCACCCCGTCCTGCCTAAGCTGCCTAACCTTCCTCATGAATGTGTCCGCGAATGAGTAGCGTCTATTCATGTCGATCTTCTTTGCTTGTCCAACTAGCATAGATGAAAAAAAGTCGTCAGGCATGTCGTTGAATGCTTGCAGTGCTATTTGTTTGAGTGTCATGTTGTTTTGTTTTGGTTAATAAATAATTTTGGGAACCGATTACTTGGACGCTGATCTAGTTCAATTCGCTTCGGTGTTGGCTCTTGAATCGATTCGTAAAGAAAGCATGTTCCGTTTTTACAGTCGCATTTATTGTTTACGTAAGCTTTGCACATTTTGTTTCGTTTAAATTTCGAGCATTAAAATGACTCGATAACAGCCGCTAAAATACATTGAAGAAACGTATTCTAGCTTAGTGTTGTGCGTAATACCTAAGCATCCGTTTTCATAAGGAAGTTATGCCATTGGTTTGCCATAGCCTGTGCAATTCCCGGAAATGTTTTACTTCTTAGTTTTGCTCTTTCATCCTTTGGTAGTTTCCACGCATCAGCATACCAAGCAGGCATAGTTTTACCACTCTTAAATTCTTTTCGCTTTGGTGGTTCAACCTCATTCGTAGGATTCAATGTCGGAAGTCCTTTAATCCAAAGGCAGGTTTTCTTTTCAAATGGGTCGCCAAATTGATAAGGGTTTATTATTTGGTCAGGTTTCCGCCATTCGCTACTCATTACGCCAACAGGGTTTTCAATTACAATATGGTCGCAGTTAGCATTGGCAAACATCATAAAGAATTTAATCGCTTCTTTACGGGCTGCGTGTCGCTTCACGGCTTTTTCACCATATCTTTCAATATTAAACCATCTATTGCCTGTCACAGTTAAGTAGGTACACGGTGGAAAGCTAATAATCAAATCCCAATTTTCTTTTAATAGTTCGGTTACATCTTTTTGCAAGTGCCATTCAGGATGTCCACCGCTACAAGGCAATATATCACAAGAAAAAGCCTCGTGTCCTAACTTTCTAAATTCTTTCGTTACTGCTTGGCTTTCCTCACAGGCTATTAATATTTTCATTCTATTTAAGTTTAGTTTTTAATAATCCGGTACATAAGCACAACATTGTATAAAAATACATTGCTCGTGCCTCGCACGTTTTTTATACTCAGCGTTATGGCAAATTAGATTCAGCATCCCACTTAAATCTAATCCACCACCTTCTATTCCAAAAGTCTTGGTGTCTTTGCCAACCTTTTTTGTATAGTTGCCCCCATTTTCTTTTGGTCATTTGTACTTCTCCTTTTGATTGTATTATTTCAGAACTTGCCATAACATTATTTAAAAATCATTAAAACGCTTTTTACATTTAGCATTACCCTTTAGACATTCTAATCGCTTTCCTCTCCATCTTTGGCGGGCCTTTCTTTCCAGCCTTGTAAATGTCACCGCAGCTTCTTGAAGAAGCGCACGAGGTGAGCATAAAACTAGCTAGGAATATTATTGTCAATATTTTTTTCATCTTTCTTTTCTTTTAAGTATTGGTACTTAATTTCATTATACGTAGCGTTTGAAAATTGGTTGCCTTTTTTATTCAGTTCCTTTTGAGTTTCAATATATTCTTTGCCTTTTCGGTAAAAATCTTCAGCATCAAAATCATTATCTTTTTCGACTAGGTTCTGTTTTATCTTTTCGTGATTCTCTTTGGCTTGATACTTCCCATCTAAATATATTTGCATCCATTTTGAAATCAGTTCCAAGTTAAGCTTACCGTAAGAGTTAACACCGTACACACCTCTTCGGCCTTGCTTAAGGCATTCGATAATATCTTGAATAGATTCGTATTGATACATTTCAATCAAATCTTCGGTGATAATCTTAATTGCGCTATCGCTTAGATTGATCTGCATAGCTTCGGACGCTTTGACTATTGCGCTTATTACTTGCGTTTGAACTGTCTTTTCGTTCCCCTCCCTTATCTGCATTAGCATTGGCTTCGCTTCGAGGTTATAAGCTATCGTAGTCAATGCCGTTGGCTTCCGCGAGTGCGCGCGCTCGATCGCCTTGGTTTCCTTTTCCATTGTTATCTTTTTGAGTGAAGAACCCTTTCCATCCGTTTGAAATTGATTCGTGAATAATTTTAATAGCAGTTAATTCGGTTGCGTTTGAAAGTTCGGAAAGTTTAGCTAAAGCCGCTTGTTCGCTTACCTGGCTTTTGTAATTAAATTTATGATCTGCCTTTTTGTATTCCTTCCAAATGTTCCATTGACTAAAAAATTCATTTGAATCAAAAGGCAAAACTACCTCTTGTTTATTGTTAATTGGTTTATTGTTTATTGTTATTTGTTTATCTATACTATCATTGCTTTCACTAGTGCTTTCACTTTGCTTTGTACCGTGCTTTATCAATGCTTTATCAAGTGCTTTATCAAGTGCTTTGTTAATATTTGATAGGGCAATGATGTTTGCTGAGTATTGATTCTTTGACCGTTCAATCATTTCAAATGCACCCCATCGAACTAAGTCGTTAAGGGTATTTATGTAGGTGTTATATGACTTTATTCCTATTGCCTCCATTGCCATAGTAGTAGGAAAACCAAATTTCTTTTTCCATCCTAAACGGTTGCAATGCTCAATGGCAAAGAAATATAAAGCCGTATGATTTGGCTTGATCTTTTCTGGATTTTCAAAGCAGAAGTCAAACCATGATCTTGAGAGTTCGTAACTATTCATGGCATTTATTAAAATAAAATAGGCGTACAAATCCGACCCTCTCACCTGTCATCATTGTACGCCTACACGTTTCTTTATCGCTCTATACCGTGAGAGGCAGCGAATACAAATATAACCTTTTCCATCGGTTATCTAAATACAAAGGCAAATGTTTTATCAATCCATTTTATTAACTTAGTTCGCAGTATGCGCGTTAACAGATTGCCTTTACGTTTATGTTTGCTGTTTGGTTTCAGATTTTGAAAGTGCTTCGATTCGTGTCTTGGTCTCATTTCTTTATATTTGGTTGCGGATGTTTACGAGATTAATATCGAAAAGGTTACAACCTTTTTTTATTAGGTGCGTAATAGTAAGGGTGACGTAAGCTAAACGGGCGCGCTAGTGCCGTTTAGGTACTGTTATTTTTTTTAAACCTTTTCAACTCATTCTCGTAAAGATAGCTATGAACAATAAAGACAAACGATTCTATTCCGAAAACAGTAGCGTCACCGACAATATAGATTCGTGGCACGATGTTGACTGGATCAGCGAACAAGGCGACCGCGACACGTTCGGCCAAGACTGCCAAGACTACACCATTCAAATGCTAGGACGAATCCAAGGCAGTGACGACTGGGTAACTGGGACTGCTACCTTTATCGAGCACGAAGAAGGCTTCTATCTTGACGAAGTTACCGATATTAAAGAGTATTCAATTTAAACAAACACGAATGAAAACACACATAAAGAAGCTGCGAAACCCCAACTACATCGGTAGTTGGGACTTGATGGATGAGGATGGGATTATTAAGAACAAGATAGTAACCATTGAAGACGTTAAGAATGACACGGTATTTGATGGAAAAGGAGGTAGTGAAGAATGTACGGTGTTACATTTCTCAGGGATAAAGCCAATGATTTTAAATGCCACAAATATTAAAACCATTTGCAAAACATTAGACACTCCATTTATTGAAGAATGGATTGGTAAGAAAATAGAACTTACCGTTAAGAAGATTAAAGCATTTGGAGAAATGCACGAAGCACTAAGAGTAGTGTCTAGCGACTTAGATATGAATCCTAGCCATCCGAAATGGAACGGGGCTAAGAAAGCTATTCAATCCAAAACCGTCACCGTAGACGCGATTAAAAAGATATACAACTTAACAGAAGCAAACGAAAAACTACTAACAGATGCAAATTAAAGAATTTAGAATTAGGTGTTCGGCCATCGGCTTAATCATGGGTGAAATGGGATTGACCGATAAACAAACAGAAAAGCTGGAAGAGTTAAATCTACGCTATACAAATGCTATTCTCGGAAAGGCTAAGCCCTTAACTGATAACATGGATGCTGAAATGAAGGCCATGATAGTGAAGCGCGATAATGCGCAGCTACCACAAACTTGTAAAAGCTATTTACAGGAATGGATAAAGGAACAGGTTTACAATGAGCAAAAGCAAATCAAATCAAAGTACCTGACTAAAGGCATTGAAGTCGAAAACGCAGCAATCGACTACTATTCTGAAATAAACGATCTAGGATTTTTAGTTCCAAGCGATGTTTTTTTTACTTCTGAATTTATACAGGGCACGCCTGACTTGATAGTAGGCGATACCGTCTACGACTTCAAGTCTTCTTGGGATTGCTTTACGTTTCCTTTATTTGAAACCGAAATAGATAAAGGCTACTGGTCACAACTGCAAGGGTACATGTTTCTGACTGAACGCAAAAAAGCAAGGCTAGTTTACACCCTCCAGAATACGCCCGAAGAACTAGTATTTGATACGTTCACGGATTACACTGATATTGATTCGAAATTTAGAATCAAAGAGTTTGCATTTAATTACGATAAGGAATTTATCAAATCGGTAGAAGATCGCGTGAAGTTATGCCGCGTGTATATTGCCGATTTAATAACGAAGCTGTAATGTTAGAAGAAATTGACAACATCAACGGTGTTATTTGCAAGCTTGAAAAGCAAGTAAATAACATTTACGCAACCAAAGAAAGGCAAAGCGCGTATAGTCAGATACGAATACTAAAACAAACACTTAACAGATTGGAACGGATGCAAATCTCTAGCGATCAAAAACAACTATTCCTATGAGCGAATTTAAATCCTTACCAGAAACGCCAATAGAAAAGGCCGAGCACCAAGAGACTGATCTATTTTATAAATATCTATGCAAAGATAAAACAGTCGGACACATTGAAATTGACAGAACCAAAATCAAATACGCTCTGAATAATTACACTGTCGAGGTGACATTTAAGATTAAGCCATGATTAAAAAAGCGCAAGAATTAGAGTTTATCTCATGGATTAAGCGAGACGGAAGTGGATCTGTCAAAGTTCCTAAAGATATGCTAGAAGATATATTGCAATGTAATGATAAGTTTCAGCTAAATAGATTGTCACTAAAGCATAACACCTACATAGCTAGCGGCTTTAATTCATTTGTTGTAAAAATAATCGGAAAATCAAACAACCCAAACGGAAAACTAAACGTATAACAAGTATGGAATTTGAAGACATAAAGAAAGCCCTATCCGAAAGCGATAACATTTGGGTAGATAGTAGAGACGTAGCCACAGGAAAATGCAAACGATTCTTAAATGCCGTAATGCACTCCGATAATTATAAGTTTGCGATATACACTGAGATGGTAGAAGATGCCAACAGCACGCACGAAAACAAGTACATGAGCGGCTACGCTATCGAACACAAAGAAGTCACGGACGTTTGGGATGCAAAAGGAAAGATACACCTAACCGAAGAGACATTGAATGAATTAAGCAAACACATAAATATAAAGTAATGGACGAGGACGAATTGAGAGAGGTTATATTTGATTTGCATGACGGTATTAATATGGCTTATAGGTTCATTCAGCTAAATATGGAAGAGCCTAAGAACCGAACCATAAGCGAACTACTCTTATACAAGATGTTAAGAGCCGAAGAAGTAAATAGAGACAAACCAAAACCAAAAAAGAAATAATATGAGCATCGAATTAACAGGAAAAGTAATCAAAGTTTTCCCGACTAATCACGTAAATGATAAGTTTTGTAAAAGGGAATTTGTATTAGAGGTAGCTGACAACCCAACGTATCCAGAGACTATTATAATGGAAGTGATTCAAGACAAATGTGATAGCCTAGACCATATGAAGGTAGGCGACACCGTAACGGCTCACCTTAATCTAAAGGGTAGAAAGTGGCAGAAAGACGAATCAAGCGAAATTAGATACTTCAATACTATTCAGTGCTGGAAGTTTGACAAGTCAGATCAAAGCGCACCGCCTCCGACAAGTAATCAAAGCTTCACGGACGAAGAAAAAGCCCCTTGGGAGTGAGTAGCGACTGGGCAACTAAGTACGTCATAGAGGAAAGTAAGGAGTGCGTAAGGTGCGAACTCCAGCAGCCTCTAAGGCGTTACGGGAAAAGAAGCAAAGTCTGCCACGATTGCAAAGCGAAGTACACACGTGAGCGCACTAAGCAGCTAATGGCCGACCCTGAGACTGCGAGGTTTCTAAAGGAAAAGCAACGGATAAGGAACAAGAAACGGGACAGGCAAAAGAAGTGGGTAATTATTAATAAGTAATATTATGTACATAGAAAATCATTACGATATAGGCGACATGGTTTATCTTCATACAGATAACGATCAGTTGCAAAGATTTGTAACGGGTATACTTGTAAAGCCTAGCAGCTTAACATACGCTTTGAGTTGCGGATCTAATGAAAGCTGGCACTATGATTTTGAAATTACCGTAGAGAAAAATGTGTTAAAAACAAGTGCTAACTAGTTATAATTTACCGACTGAATAATTTTAGTACCGCCCATATAAATAAGCGCAACCAATAAAAAAGGATTGCGTTTATTTGAATACACGAAACGAAAGAACTATGAAAACTTATTTACAATCAATCGACAAGAAAACATCTAACGAAATTTTAAGACTAACCAAAAGACTTCAAGGTCTAACCATTGAGGCATTTGAGGTTTACGATGGTCAAGAGCATAATGCAGAAAGGGTAACATTTACAGATGCCGAGCAGGCCGCAGAGATGTATTTCCGTAGGTTTCAAGACGTTTTCGGAGTAATGACTTTTGATTATTAATAATGACCGACCTAATCACAAACATAGCCACAATCGCATCGCTAGTCGGTGCGGTTGTTTGGCTTTTAAACAAACGAAAATGATAGAAATAGCAACTAGAATAGTAATAGGCTTCGCATGCCTTTGGTTCATGACGCTGTTAGCGTTCAACGTGGCCGACATGGTGACAAGTATAGTCACGGGATCAGTCTTTGGAATATGCTTTGTCGGCTTTGGCCTCGTGTCGATGCTTTCTTTTTATCAGGCTTATAAACTTGTAAAAACATGAGCCAAATTAGATACAAAGACATTATCGATTTAGGTTTTAATGAGGACTTCTCGCCATCTGATAAGGTTTACCAAGATCAATACGGTTACGATTATGTCATAATAACCAAGAAATTAACAAAGCGTATTTACCTAGATTGGCAAAAAGAAACGAGAATATGTGAACTTGTTAGGACTGATAAAGAAGGTAACGTAAAATCAAGGCTCGTTATGTCAGACTTAAAATCTATTAAGGATATGATTAATTTTTACTCTGATTAAAAAAAAGACGGTCATTACTGACCGTCTAAACTAAACAACTAAACAAACTACTATGAATTTTAAATGCTTTGAAAAAGGTATGCTAACAAAGCCATGAACGCTAGGAATCCTATTCCCATTCCGAATGTCTTTATGTTCATACCTTTAAAATCTTCGATGTCTACTTTTCCATCTTCGTTCGTATCAAAGAAGGATTTGGCAAAGTCTTGAATGAATGTCAATGGCGTTCCCTGAGTAGCCCCGTTAACCACACCACTAACGAACTGGCCGACTTTAGTTTTTTCGGCCTTTGGAAAGATGGTGTTAAACACCCCTTTGATACTGATATTTTTTAATAGTCCTTTTAACATAGCTTTATAGTTTTAGTTAATGTCCATTCGCTTTTTGAATCGCTCTCGTAAATATAACGAAAACCATCGTTAGAACCGTAGTCACAATGTATGAAATTTTCGTAGATAGCTATTCGATTGTATTCTGTATTTTCTATTATCAAATTAAATAGCTGAAGTAGTTTAGATTTTTTACAAGTCCAGTCGACTGCACCCGAACCCTCAAACGTGTGTTGGCTGTTTCCGCTGCGACCCTTCATTAGTTCGTAGGCTTTAGGACGGTAGCCGCTGTTTTGGCTTGCGGTGATCCACGAGCCTAGTTCATGCCTTACCTTTGACATCGGTAAGAT